TATCCCAAATAAACTAACGCAAGGCCGTCCTATTCAAGTTTGGATTAATCGGCAGAGCGGGCAGACGACCGATTTATTGGGCGCAACCCCAAAGTATCCACAAATTAATGTATGGCCTGCACCAGACCAAGGCACGCAACTAAACCCATATTACGTGTTTTATTACTGGCGGTTAAAACGTATTTATGATGCAGGTAATGGAACTAACGTAGTAGATATACCGTTCCGTTTCCAGAACTGTTTAGTAGCGGGCCTTGCTTATATGATTTCTGTAAAAAAGCCGGAAGTTGACCCAATGCGCATCCAAGCTCTAAAGGCTATGTATGATGAAGCGTGGGATTTAGCGGCGGGCGAAGACCGCGAAAAAGCGGCTGACCGTCTAGTGCCACGGGAGATGTTTTTCTAATGGGAAACAGGTTTGCTAGTGGCAAGAATTCTATTGCGGAGTGTGACCGTTGTGGATTTCGTTACAAGCTGAAAGAACTGAAGAAGCTAACGATTAAAACCAAACAGGTTTCGATTAAAGTATGTCATACCTGTTGGGAACAAGATCATCCGCAGTTACAGTTAGGGATGTACCCAGTGCAAGACCCGCAAGCTGTTCGGGAGCCAAGACCGGATTTAAGTTACCGCCAAGCTGGTTATACCGGATTGCAGCTGACGTTGAACACTGATTTTGGCGACCCTTCGGGGGGTAGCCGTATTATTCAGTGGGGGTGGAACCCAGTAGGGTTTGGTAACGGCGGGGATTTTCAACTAGCTATTAATGACCTTGTAGGTCTTGGTCAGGTAGGGACAGTAACAGTATCTATTACTTAGGAGTAGATTATGGACAGCATGAAGAAAGTGGCTAAGGCGGAAGTCAAAGCACACGAAAAGCGGATGCACAAAGGTATGGCTAAAGGCGGGGTGACCGGCGAAGCCATGAAGAAGATGGGCCGCAACATGGCTCGTGCTATGAATCAGCGTGGGTCTTCAAGGAGCCGATAATGGAAAAGATTAAATCCGCACCGCCATCGGTGCTTAAATCCTATTCTGGTAAAGACTGCATGAATGAGATGAACATTGGTGCTGGTGTAGTTACTAAGGGTAACTATAAAGAGCCAAAAACCACTGGTATCAAAATTCGTGGCACAGGCGCAGCAACTAAAGGTTTAATGGCACGAGGCCCAATGGGTTGAGGTGAAGCGTGAACTACAACGAGTTGTTTATTGCTATAAAAAACTATTTGCAAAACGACTTTCCGTCGAATATATGGACGGATGTCGCGGGTACCGGCACGACTACATCTAACGGCACGGAGCAGATAGACCTGTTTATTCGACAGGCTGAAACCCGCATTTACAACTCGGTTCAGCTACCTGTCCAACGAAAAAATGTTACTGGTACAACTACCTTGGGGAACAAGTATTTGTCTCTCCCCGCAGATTGGCTATCAAATTATTCTATAGCCGTAGTTACGCCAATTACCGGAGAGTACGAATACTTGCTAAATAAGGACGTAAACTTTATTAGGCAAGCTTTTCCTTACCCCGCAGTTTCTGGTAAACCCCAGTATTACGCCGTTTTTGACCAAAACACTTATATATTAGGTCCTACGCCTGATGCGGCCTATACCATGGAGATGCACTATAACGCCTACCCTGCGTCTATTGTAGACATAGGCACTTCATGGCTTGGAAGTAATTTTAGTACTGTCCTTTTATATGGCTCTCTAGTAGAAGCTTATATATTTTTAAAAGGTGAGGCAGACCTTTTGCAAATGTATCAAGCAAACTATAACGATGCGCTCAATCAACTGAAACGGTTGTCAGATGGTTTAGACCGTCAAGATGCGTATCGTTCAGGCCAAACTCGTGTTCAAGTAACTTAAAGAGGATTTATGGCAAGCGCACAAGGCGTCGGAACGGTTGGTCGGTTCATGGTGTACACCACATCAAATCGTGGGCATTCACCAGAAGAACTAGCAGACATGGCGATGGAACATATTATTGCTGTGTCAGACACCGCGCCCGAACAAATAAAAATGCAAGCAGAAGCGTACAAGGCAAAACTACATGAAGTGCTTGTTAGGTATATGAAAAAAGCTGTCGAGCAGGACCGTCTGACCGTGTGTCGCCAGCTTGAGGACTCTGGTCAGGCTCAAATCGCAGATATTGTAAGGAGAATGTAATGGCTATTACTCAGGCAATGTGCTCGTCTTTCAAAGGCGAGGTTATGCAAGCACTACACGACTTTGATGTTGGTGCTAACGTTTTTAAGCTCGCCTTATACACAAGTTCGGCTACGTTGGATGCGTCTACTACTGTTTACTCCGCGACTAATGAAGTGCCAAACAGTGGTTCGTATTCTTCTGGTGGTGGCTCACTAACTAATCAGGGTGTGACAGTGTCTGGCACTACGGGCTTCACAGATTTTTCTGACTTGTCGTTTACATCAGCAACAATCACAGCGCGTGGCGCTTTGATTTACAACAGCACTAACGGTGATCGTGCAGTTTGTGTGCTTGATTTCGGTGGCGACAAAACATCGACCGCCGGTACGTTCACCATTATCTTCCCAGCAGCTACCGCGAGTGATGCAATCATTCGTATTGCGTAAGGTGGGGTTATGCCGCTTGTCATTGCAGATAGAGTCCTTGAGACAACAACCACTACAGGCACCGGCACGATAACACTTGCCGGGGCTGAAATTGGGTATCAGTCTTTCTCCGTAGTTGGTGACGGCAATACAACTTACTACACCATTGCTGTAACTGGCGGCACTGATTGGGAAGTAGGTATCGGTACCTACACCGCGTCAGGTACAACGCTATCTCGTGACACTGTTTTAGCGTCCTCTAATTCCGGGAGCCTTGTTTCGTTTGGTTCTGGAACCAAAAACGTCTTTGTAACCTATCCCGGTGCTAGAGCGGTGTATTACCAAGCCGCTGGTGGCGTTGTAGTCACAGACAACTCTTCTAACGATGCGCTCCGCATCACACAGACAGGCACAGGTAACGCGTTGGTGGTGGAGGATAGTGCTAATCCTGACAGTACGCCATTTGTGGTGGGTGCTGATGGTAAATTGCTGATTGGTGTTACATCAACTGCTGATGCGCCACCATTACAAGTTAATTCATCTGTTACTTATCCTGTAAATTTTAATGCGTGGAGAGGAACCGGAACGCCCGGAAGCACCATAGCCCTTCGTCGCAGCAAATCAGACACAATTGGTACGCAGGCAATAGTTGCTGATGGAGATCAGTATGGGGCTTTAAATTTCTTTGGTAGTGATGGTACAAGCTTCGTTAACAGTGCAAGAATTGCGGCAGATGTAGACGGTACTCCCGGCACTAACGATATGCCCGGACGTTTGGTGTTCTTGACCACGGCTGATGGTGCTAGTAGTCCGACAGAACGGATGCGGATTGATAATGCGGGGAATATGTCATTAGCATCTGGCGGTACGGTTTCTAACCAGCGCGTCCGACTAGCAGGAAGTTTCACACAAGGCACAACTGGTTCTGGAAATTCATTTGGGTTTATTCAGGCTGGCACGGTACAGAGTGACGTAACAAACTTATTTGTTACTTATAGGTCTGAGACTAGAACTGCTGCTGCAAGTTTTGCACTTGGTAATTACTGGCACTTTCAAGCATCGCAATTATCTATTGGAGCTGGTTCATCTATATCTTCGCAAATTGGTTTTTTAGCTGAAAACACATTAACCGGCGCAACTAACAACTACGGCTTCTACTCCGACATCGCTAGTGGTACAGGTCGTTGGAACTTCTATGCGAATGGTACGGCGGCGAATTACTTCGGTGGAAATACCATCATTAATGGTGCTGTAGGCGTAGGAGCAGCAGGTTCACCAAGTTACGGCACCTCCGGTCAAACACTAACTTCTCGCGGTTCGGCTGCTGCACCCGTATGGTCTAACCCCGGCATCATCTCTGCCCTTGTATTTGGTTTATAAGGAAGCGTCATGGCAAACCCAAGTATTCTTTCCGCGACTTCCATCATAGGAGAGAACTCGCTAACTTCTCTTACTACGACGGGGGCTACGTCCATTCTGAGTAATGCTGCGTCAAGCAACAAGGTGTTCAAACTAAACAGCATTATTGTTTCTAACGTGGACGGTGCGACTCCGGCGGACATTACGATCAACTTCTACAGCGCGGCGGCACTAGGCGGAACAGCGTTCCCAATCGTTTCTACGTTGTCTGTCCCTGCGGATTCGTCGGTAATTGTCGTTGATAAAACCACAGGGTTGTACGTAAAAGAAAACCAATCAATCGGTGCTACGGCAGGCACCGCAAACGATCTTGTTGTAGTGGCTTCTTGGGAAGAAATTACATGAGTCTTCGTTATATTGGTGGTCGTCTTGTTGGTAGTGTTGATACCAATACGTCTGGGATAAAAATCCCATCAGGCATTTTTACGCCTAACCAATTAACTGAAGCAGATATTCCAGCAGCCGGTCAACAGGAATACACCACCGCAGGTACTTTCTCTTGGGTAGCGCCACTTAACGTCACAAGCGTATCCGCTGTTTGTATTGGTGGGGGTGCAGGCGGTAACTACTCAACTGCGGGTAACGGTGGTTCGGGTGGTGGCGGTGGTGGATTAGGTTGGAAAAATAACATCGCAGTTGTTCCCGGCACTTCTTATACCGTCATAGTGGGTGTTGGCGGCACCAGCTCTTCAACTTCTAACATTTCTGTTACCGGCGCAGGAGGCGATAGTTCCTTTATCAACACCTCGACTGTCAGGGGCGGTGGTGGGGCAGGCCCTTCTACCTTCCTTGTTGGTGGTACGGGCGGAACCTTTACCGGAGACGGTGGTGGTAATGGTGGAGCAGGGGGCTCTGCTGCGGGGACTACTAGTGCCGGGGGTGGTGGGGGTGCTGGCGGGTATTCAGGCGCTGGCGGTGCTGGTAGCGCATCAGGCGCAGCAGCAGGCAGCCCCGGAACCGGGGGTGGTGGTGGTGGTGGCGCGGGGGGAGGCAGCGCAGATACAGGTGGAGGTGGTGGCGGCACTGGCATTTATGGTGAGGGCACAAGCGGGTTTGGTGGGTCTGCTACCGGCGGGGACGGTGTTGGGGCAGGGGGTGGTTCTGGTGGTGGTAATGGAACCCAGCAATTTACTGGTGCAAACTTTTACGCCACAAACCTACTATCCACCCCCGGTGCCCCCGGTGGAGGTTCTGCGGGGTCAGATTCCACTGGGCTTGAGATGGCAAACGGCGCAGTAGGCGCGGTGCGTATTATCTGGGGTAAAAATAGAGCGTTTCCTTCTACTAACACGGGTAATCTGTGATGGAACTGTATATTCGTATCGTTGACGGGCAACCGTTTGAGCACCCGATTATGGGCGATAACTTCCGGCAGGCGTTTCCACATGTTGACGTAAACAACCTGCCACCTGAGTTTGCGCGATTTGAGCGAGTACCTTGCCCTAACCCAGATGAAGGTATGTACCTAGTTGAAGCGACATGCACTTATCAGTGGGTTGATGGCATTGTTAAAGATGTATGGCAACTGACGCAAGCGCCTATTCCAACGGAGGCTTAAATGCCGTTTGTTCTTAACGACAGGGTACTTGAAATATCGACGACAACAGGAACAGTCCCTTTCGTTTTGGGAGGCCCTCCTTCGGGCTACCAATCTTTCTTGTCAGGTATTGGCGGTAGCAACACCACGTTTTATGCAGCGTTTAACACCGTTGCTAATGAATGGGAATTAGGTCTTGGTACATTGAATGCCGGAGCCACAGAACTTACTCGCACAACGATATACAGTAGTTCTAACAGTAACTTAGCGGTTAACTTTTCTGCTGGCACTAAGAATGTCTTTGTAGCTCTACCTTCGTCACAAACGCTTACTGCCAGTCAATCAAACATTTTTACCGCTGCGCAGACGTTTAGAGCAGCTAGTGCGGTTCGTTCAGAAGCAGCAGCCACACAAGATGCTGTTGTACTTGCTGGACGGGCAGGCGGCACATCGTCTTATGCAGTAACTATAACTCCTACTACGCTGTCTGCAAACCGCACGCTAACTTTAGCAGACGGGAATACCACATTAGTCGCAGGTACAACGGCAGTCCTTGGTACGGCGCAGACATTTACCGCAGCACAGACTTTCCGGGCAGCGAATGCAGTTCGTTCAGAAGCAGCAGCTACACAAGACGCGGTAGTGTTGGCAGGGCGCGCAGGAGGTACAGGTTCTTTTGCAGTTACTTTGACCCCCACTACGCTTTCTGCCAGTCGCACTCTGACACTTCCCAACGTCACTGACACTGTAGCGACGATTGGAACTGCACAAACATTTACTGCCGCTCAAACATTCCGAGCGGCGAATGCTATTCGTTCGGAAGCAGCTTCTACGCAAGATGCTTTAGTTGTTGCGGGTAGGGCAGGGGGCACAGGAAGCTTTGCCATTACGCTTACCCCCGATACATTAGCGGCGAATAGAACGTATACGTTTTCAGACCCCGGCGAAAATGTCACCGTTGGGTATTTAAACATCCCACAGAATTCGGAATCGGCTGATTACACGTTAGTAGCGTCCGATGCTGGAAAGCATATTTTCCATCCCTCTGCGGATACCACTCCACGAACTTTTACAATTCCAGCAAACGGCACTGTTCCATACGCCATAGGCACAACAATTACTTTTATCAATCAAAACGGAGCAGGGGCAGTAACCATTGCAATCACCTCCGACACAATGCGATTAGCGGGGTCTGGGGCAACGGGTAGCCGGACTTTGGCGGCTAATGGTATTGCAACATGCATAAAAGTCACTAGCACTGAGTGGCTTATTTCTGGGACCGGGCTAACGTGAGTGGCATTGTTCAAGGATTACTTGCTAGTCTTGGCACGGCGATCCCCGGTCAGAATGCATATATCGTCCCCGGCACTTACACATGGGTAGCGCCTGAACACGTGTCATCTGTTTCTGTTGTTGCTATAGGTGGTGGCGGTGGCGGTAGCAACGGTGCTGGTAGTGGCGGGGCGGGTGGTGGCGGGGGTGGCCTTGGCTGGAAAAACAATATTCCGGTTGTATCCAGACAGTCGTACACGGTTGTTGTTGGCGTAGCAGGAGCTAGAGGCAACACCGTAGCTAGTGATGGTGGAGATAGCTACTTTATTAGTACTGGAACTGTGTATGGGCAAGGCGGACGCGGAGCAACTAGCGCACTTGCGGGCGGGGCCGGGGGCACATTTGTAGGTGATGGTGGGGGTAACGGTGGTAGTTCTGGAACCTCGACCACAGCTTCTGCGTCTGGTGGTGGCGGTGCTGGTGGGTATTCCGGTAACGGCGGGGCAGGCGCTGCTACAGGTCTTGCCGGAGGAAACGGCGCTGGAGGTGGAGCCGGTGGCGGTTCTGCTGGCGGGTCGTCAGATGCCGCAGGTGCTGGTGGCGGTGTTGGTATTTTAGGTGAAGGCACGTCAGGAACAGGCGGGGCGTTTAGCGGTGCGGATGGTGCACCGGGTACCGGCGGTTCTGGCGGGGCAAATGGTTCTCCTACTCCGGGGTCAACGGCAAACCCATCCACAGGTGGAGCGTATGGTGGTGGCGGTGGCGGCGCAGAACTTTTAAACGAAAACGGCCCCGGCGCAGTAGGTGCAGTGCGTATTATATGGGGTACAGGGCGCTCTTTCCCTGCTACTAATACCGGCGATGTGTAAGAAATGCTTGGCTTTACTCCCCTCTCGCAGATACCGTTATCCAGCCTACCTGCGGCGGGAGGGACTAATGTCGCCGTTAATCTCACGGGCGTATTCGGTACTGGGCAAACAGGCACACTAGATGCGACGGGCACAGCAAATGTCACGCTTACTGGTGTTGTCGGCACGGGTCAAACCGGCACATTAGCCGCTACGGGCGATGCGCCTGTTGATGTTACAGGCGTATTTGGTACCGGCTTTGTTAACTCTGTAACGGTTGCGGCAAATGCGGATGCTGCGGTTACTAGCGTTACAGGTACGGGTCAGACAGGAACGCTTGATGCCACCGGCACAGCTAACGTAACTCTTACCGGAGTAGTAGGAACAGGCCAAACTGGTACTGCCACAGTAGCCGGTAGTGCTCCCGTAGATGTCACCGGGGTGTTTGCTACTGGTTTTGTAAACTCGGTTGCCACTACCGCGAACGCGGATGTGCCCGTTACAGGGGTTACGGGTACCGGTCAAACAGGCACGGTAACTACCAATTCGGATGGCAATGTAACACTGACAGGGGTTCAAGCCCAAGGTCAGATTGCAGCAAACAATCTCCAAGACGGCACACAGTTTTTTGGATTTGGCCCGATTGGTAGTGCGCCATATGGCGATGCCTATGAGCGGTACAGCTTTGCGTCAGGTGACGCAAATGTTTCGGTTACAGGCGTATTTGCTACAGGCGCAGTTGGTACTGTTGCTACCACCGCAGATGCAAATGTCCCTGTCATCGGCGTTTCTGCGCAGGGACAGATTGGGGACGAAGCCACCTCTGGTAGCGCCTCTGTTTATGTAGTCGGGGTATTTGGTACAGGGCAAACTGGGACATTAGATGCTACGGGCGATGCAAACGTATCGCTCTCTGGGGTATTTGCTACTGGCGAAGTTGGGACAGTAACTACGGAAGCGAATTCCGATGTGTCACCAACCGGGGTTTTTGGTACAACTCAGCTTGGGATTGTTACTACAACCGCCGATGCAAATGTCCCGGTAATTGGTGTACAAGCTACTGGCGCAGTTGGCACTGTAATTGTTGAGCCGGGAGTCCCTGTATTTGTAGTTGGGGTACAGGCGACGGGTTTCGTTGGTCAGGTCATGATTTGGTCTCAGATCAATGACAACCAAAACCCTGATTGGCAGAACATAAATGATGCGCAAGGGGCGGTATGGGCCGCAATAAATGACGCCCAATCCCCTGATTGGCAGGACGTAAATAATGCCCAAGGGGGCACTTGGCAAACTATTGATGATGGTAATAATGTGATCTGGCAAGAGATACCAGATCAGTAAATTGTGGACCCGCTCACCCTTCTAGCAGCAGCAAATGCAGCGGTCGCGGCAGTCCGAAAGGGCTGCGAGTTGTACAAAGAAATCAAGGGCACAGCGGGTGATGTAAAGGAAGTGTTGGATGACTTGAAGGAGCAGTACCACAAGATCGTCGACCCAACGCTGATACAGAAGCAGCAGTACAACGCGGAAGTGCAGCGGGTGCAGGAGATAGCGAAAGCCGATCCTAATGACGTTTTCACCGACATTGGCAATCAGTTGGGTGCGTTGATGGACAGCTATGACGCAATCAGCAAGTTGTTCCTGAAGGAGCAGTTGGACGCGAAGCAGGTCTACAAGGGTGAAGAGAGTATCGGGCGGCGGGCGTTGAAGCGCATATTGATAACGGCAAGACTAGACGCTATGCTGGTAGAGATTCGAGAGACGATGACGTACCGAGCGCCGCCGGAGTTGGGCGCACTTTGGAGTAAGTTTGAAGAGATGTGGCAGCGGATCGTTGCCGAGCAGGAAGAGGCCCACGCAGAAGAACTTAGATTAGCTCAGATAGCAAGATGGCGACGCAAAAGAAGAATAGCGGAACTCAGGGCAAAAGTGGCATGGATTTCAGCAGTCGTTTTCGTAATAGCGTGGGCGGTGGGACTAATGTGGCTAACGACAAGAAGCACGATTCAGAGGATGTACCTTGGTCACTTATCGTTGTAGTGATGGCGGTTCTTTTGATGTTCTTCATCATTATGCCGATCTTAGCTTTTATGTACTACGACATGTACTACGCGACGCAGGCAGCAGTGCATGAGGTTCGCAAAATGCGTGAGCTGCGCAAAGAAATACAACTTGAACGGATGTACGATAGATAAGGAGCAATGATGCTGACGCTTATTTCGACCCTTGGTGGCTACCTAGTCGCCCTCTTTCCAAGACTGTTTGATCTTCTCCAAGACCGTGCGGATAAAAAGCATGAGCTAGACATCCTGCACATGCAGATGCGCCAGCAGTTGGCGCTGACCGACAAAGGCTATTCCCCATCAGATAAGACTGAGGAAGTCCGCGAGAACGACGAGCAGGATCACCAGCAGTACATGGCTCAGATCGGTGCCATCTACAACAATCAAGAAAAACTATTGGAATCGTCCTCCCAGTGGGTCAAGGATATGACGGCGGCTACCCGCCCGTTCGTGACGTTTATCTTTGTGTTCGAGCTTGTGCTGATTAACTTGCTGACCATGCTGTGGATATTTATGCACGGCGACAAGGTGACATCAATCGGCGAACTGATCCAGATCATGGAGATCGTGTTTGACGCCGACGAGATGGCGCTACTCGGTACCATCATCGCTATGTGGTTTGGCTCCCGTGGTAACTCGAAGGCTGGCAAGTGATTTACCTTGTCTATGCGCGGGTAGCCGCAACGGTGTTGCTATGTGCTTATTTGATAAGTAATCTGCCATGAAACTACCACTTGCCACAATTGCAATGATTAAGCATCACGAGGGGGTGCGGTATAAGCCTTACAAGTGTCCAGCGAAGTTGTGGACGATAGGTGTGGGGCATGTGCTGTACCCCGAGCAGGGCAAGATGCCCGTCGATCAACGCGATAAGTTCGCACTCAAAATAGAGGACTTCCGTGTATTTAGCAAAGAAGAAGTTGATTCGATCCTTGAGAAAGACTTACAGCGCTTTGTCGCTGGTGTTCTTCGTTACTGCCCTGACCATCTTAACGAAAATCGCTTGGGCGCGTTGGTCAGCTTTGCATTCAATGTTGGGCTAGGCACTCTCCAGAGATCAACCCTGCGACAGAAGCACAACCGTGGAGATTTTGAAGGTGCGAAGCAGGAGTTTCTGAAGTTCACGAAGGGCGGCGGCAAGGTCTTGCCGGGGCTGGTCAAGCGCAGGAATGACGAGATAGCCCTGTATTTTGCGGAACCAAAATGAACCCCTACCTGATCCTCGGTGGTGTTCTAGCCATTGGCTTGGCGGCTGGGGGCGGGTATTATAAAGGCAATTCTGCGGGTAAATCTGAAGTCCAGCAGGCGTGGGACAAAGAAAAGGCTGACCAGTACGCCGCTTACGCCAAAGGCCAAGAAGAAGCACGGCAAAAAGAACAGGAATTGCAGGCGGCAGCAGATAAACTGCGAAGGGAAAAAGATGCGCAGATCAGGGATATTAATGCTCGCAATACCGCTCTTGTTAACAGCTTGCGCGACAGGCCGGAGCGCCCCGCCAAAACAGATACCGTGTCCGGTTCTACCCGATCTTGCAGTGGAGCCTCCGGCGCGGAGCTGGCAAAAGGAGATGGAGAGTTTCTTGCAGGGTACAGTGCCGACGCAGCCCGCCTCCAAGCAGCCCTCGACCAGTGCATCAAACAATACAACGCCGCAAGGCAAAAGTAAGGAATAGCCATGCCAAGTACATATTCTCAAGACCTACGTATTGAACTAATTGCTGCCGGTGAGCAATCCGGTACATGGGGCTCTACAACCAACAACAACTTAGGCAACTTAATTGAAGATGCTATTTCCGGCGCTGTTGTAATTACAATCGACCCCGGCACTGGGGTGCAGCAAGCAATACTAGCCGCAAATGGCGCGATTGATCAGGCGCGTTGTTCGGCGCTTGTTTTAACCGGCGCTACAGATGATTTTGAAATTTTTGCCCCCCCAGTTACTAAAATCTATGTCATACGAAACGAGTGTTCGTTTCAAGCTACGTTGTGGTGCGCTACTACAATTAACGGCACTACTGCCCCAATAGGCGCTTCCGGCTACATTATTCCTGCAAACAAAACTGTACTTGTTCACTCCCCTGATGGCGTTCAGTTCTACGACGCTATGAACTATTTAAACAGCGCACTACCAGCTAACAGCGGGGGTACAGGATTCCAAACTTATGCAGTTGGTGATCTGCTTTATGCAAACACAACTACATCATTAGCTAAATTGGCGGACGTTGCTACGGGAAATGCTTTAATTTCTGGCGGAGTAAATACCGCCCCTGCTTGGGGAAAAGTAGGGCTAACTACTCATGTTACTGGGGTGTTGGATGAGACTAATGGTGGTACAGGTCAATCTACCATTCCAGCGTTATCTGTTCTTGTTGCAAATACATTAAATACTTTAACCCCTGTGACGGTAACAGCAGGGCAATCAGTAAAGTTAAATAGTGGCGGCACAGCATGGGAGGCCTATACTCCTTCAGGCGCAGGCAGTGTCACTTTTACAGGCACCGTCCCAGTAGCCCAAGGGCAAGTAACAGTATTTAACGACACCTCAGGCACTTCCATTACCACTGCGCGCACGTATCAGTTCCGGGCAACAAGTGCGGGGCCCGCGCAAATTCAGTTATTTGAAGATACCGACAGCGGCGCCGACGCTATAACTATTCAACCTCCTGCCACACTTGCTAGTAGTTACACGCTGACGTTACCTACAACAGACGGCTCTGCTAGCCAATTACTACAAACAGATGGTTCTGGAGTTTTGACTTGGGCGACAATTACAGCAGGGACAGGGATTACTGTTACGCCTGCGTCCGGGTCTATAACTATTGCAGCAACAGGCGGTGGTGGCACTGGGGACGTAGTAGGCCCGTCTTCTGCCACTAACAATGCGATTGTTCGCTTTGACGCAACTACAGGTAAGTTAATTCAAAACTCGGTTGTAACTATCTCTGATACGGGCGCAGCAACAGGATTTACTACATTAAATGCCAGCAGCACAATAACAGGTAACGGGTTCGTCTCAAGTACCGGCGCATATAACTTTACTGCAAGTGCCGAATCTATTTTTGGTTCTACTGGGTTAGTTTCTATTGCTGTTGGTGGCTCTGCGCGTATTGACGTAACTATTTCTGATTTTCTACCAGACGGCGATAACAACATGGGGTTGGGTTCTTCTGGTAAACGCTGGACTGCGGTGTATGCAGTAAACGGAACTATTCAGACTTCTGACGCCAACAGCAAACAAGACATTGCTGATCTTGACGACGCCGAAAGACGAGTGGCGGCGCGTATTAAAGGGCTGATTAAAAAATTTCGCTTTAAGGATGCCGTAGCCACTAAAGGGGATGCAGCGCGTATTCACGTGGGAGTAATTGCCCAAGAAGTACGAGACGCGTTTACTGCTGAAGGACTTGATGCAGATCGTTACGGCATGTTCTGTTCGGATACATGGTGGGAGCGCGAAGAAGATGTGTATCAACCCTTTAACGGGACCACTGTACGTAAGAAAGTAATTCACAAAACCCCAGTAGAAAGTGCGACTGAGGTTACTCAGTTAGGTGTGCGCTACGACGAGCTTCTCGCGTTTGTTATTGCCGCTATGTAAGGGGCTAAGATGCCACTACAGAAACTACAACTGCGCCCCGGTGTAAACCGCGAGGGTACGACGCTCGCCAACGAAGGTGGTTGGTATGACTGCGATAAAGTTCGATTTCGTTCAGGTTACCCGGAAAAGATAGGTGGGTGGGCTGCACTGTCTTACAACACATTTCTTGGCGTGTGTCGGTCTTTGTGGAATTGGGTGACCTTAAAGAACTACAACATACTGGGGGTAGGTACAAATTTAAAGTTCTACGTCGAGAATGGCGGAACTTATTACGACATTACGCCAATCAGAGAGGTTAACGACAACAGCCCTCTTAATGACATAACACTTGAAATTACAAATGGCTCTAGCACACTGACTATTACTGACCTAAACGCTGACACGTTACAAGTAAATGATTTCGTAACTATAGCCGGTGCTATTGATTTAGGCACAGCAGGTACAAACGTGCTTGCTGCGGTTTTAAATCAAGAATATCAAATTACATCCGTAATAAGTAACACTAAATATACAGTTACTCTACGTACAGCTGATACTTCTGTAACCGGGATTAACTTTACAGTAAACCCTACAACATCTGTTTTAACAGTTTCTCCTACTGTAGCTATCAATAACGGCGAGATAATTACGCTACTGCCTACAATCGCAAGTCCAGCGGGGTTAAATACAGGGGTAACTTATTACATAGTTAACGCTGTTAGCAACACTTTTCAGCTGTCGTTAACGTCTGGCGGTAGCCCTGTTTCTATAACTACTGTTGGTACAGGACAGCAAGCGTTTTACTTTGTTCTTGAGTCTAACCGTACTGCCTCTAGTGGCACGATGGCAGCGGTCACGCTTACTTATCAGTTGCAAACTGGGCAAGCTATTTATACAGAAGGTACTGGGTGGGGCGCGGGTCCTTGGGTTCCATATTCAGCTACAACACTGACTGATCCATTTGCTACTGTTAGTGGTTCATCTACTATTACAGTGACACAAGCTGGGCATGGACTAACCACTGGGCAGTATGTTTATTTTAATTCTATATCTGACACAGACGTAAGCGGTATAACAAATACGGTTCTGCAAAAAGCTTTTGAAGTTACTGTTACCGGCTCAAATACTTACACAATATCTACAGTCATAGGTCAAGCGCCGGGGCCTGTTATTACATATACGGCAAATGCAACAAGTTCGACGCAAGGTGGCACTGTTGCTGTGTTTTACCCGTCTAGTGTAGTTGCTAATAGTATTAGAACTTGGAATTCTGGATATACCACTGGTATCGGCTTACAGTTGCGTTTATGGAGTCAAACTAACTTTGGTGAACGCCTATTGTTTAGTCCACGTCAGGGGCCGTTATTTGTTTGGGACCCCGGCGCTGGAGCTACCCCAGCGTTTTCACAACGCGGGCAACTAGTAAGCGGGTTAGATGTGCCTAGTAAGATCGGTCAGATTATGGTGTCTGACATTACTAGGATAACTATAGCTTTTGGTTGCAATGATATAGGTTTGTATGACACAACTGAATATGACCCACTTTTGGTTCGATGGTCTGATGCTGAAGACTATACTAGTTGGTCGGAATCAGTATTAAGTTTAGCTGGTTCTACCCGGCTATCTCATGGGTCTGAAATAGTCGGGGCTATACAGACACGACAAGAAATATTTGTTTTAACTGACGCTGCTGCGTACGCCATGCAGCTTGTACCAGACGCTGTTTTTAGTTTTACTTTACTTGCAGACAATATATCAATCGTCTCGCCCAACGCTATGGCAACTGCGGCGGGGGTTGTGTATTGGATGGGCGTGGATAAGTTTTATATCTATTCAGGTCGAGTTGAAACTCTTCCCTGCGCTGTGCGTCAGTACGTGTTTACAGATATAAACAGAGATCAAGAGTCACAATTTTTTGCTGGTACTAACGAAGGTTACAGTGAAGTTTGGTGGTTCTATTGTTCTGTATCTGGGCCTGACGGTACAGGCACATTAGAGAATCCAAACAACATAGTAGACCGTTACGTCATATTTAACTATCTTGACCGCGTTTGGTACTACGGCAAGCTAGACAGAACAGCGTGGCTAGACTCGCCGTTAAGACAGTTCCCGCAAGCAGCTACTGGTAATAATTTAGTTGTAATTCATGAAGCGTCGGTTGATGATAATTCAACCCCTGAGCCTGCTCCTATTCAAGCCTACATCCAATCGTCGGATTTTGATATTAGTGATGGGCATAACTACGGCTTTGTTTGGCGGATAATCCCAGACATCACATTTGATGGGTCAAACACTACTGGCCTTACAAACGTAAACCCATACGTTAAATTCAAGATACGCCCTAGGCAGAACCCCGGTTCCGGCTATTACGCTGGGGTTTTATCGCCCGAAGTTGCCTCTAAAGATAGTTATGCGGGCACTCAAACTTATAACGTGCAGCGGTTCACCGAAATAATTTACAGCCGTGTACGTGGGAGACAAATTGCTTTCCGTATTGAGTCCGACTCATTAGGCACTCAATGGCAGTTAGGTGTGCCGAATATTGACGTAAGACCAGATGGGCGGCGTTGATGGCTACTACTAATATAGTAACTACTGGGTCTACACAGTTTGTAGCGACCAAAGCACCTGCTCTACCTTTTGCGCCTGTTCAGTATGACCGTGGGTATCAAGACACTTTTAACAACATTCTCCGGCAGTACTTTAGTACGCTAGATAACTTTTTAGGTCAATTTATGGCGTCTTCATCGGGAATTTTAGGCGTATACGGCGCGGGTACGGGGGCTGATGCTTTTGGTCGCTTGCGGGTGTCTAACCCCTACACGTTGTTTGATAGCCAGAATAGATTTCAAGCGGACAATCAATTTAGTCAATCTCTTACTGGCACCGGTTCAGCTACTTATTTACCAAACGAGTCGTCTGTCAGTTTGCAAGTAACAGCTAACGGAGACGAAGCAATACGACAATCTTTGCGTTGTATGCCCTATCAGCCGGGTAAAGGGCTACTAGTGATGTGTACTTTTGTTATGCCCAGCGCAACAGGTGTTACTTCGCGGGTGGGCTATTTCAACGCTAGTAACGGTGTGTTTTTCCAACAGGTTGGCGGTACTAAGTCTTTTGTACTCCGCACTAATACTAGTGGTACTCCAAGTGATGTAAGAACTATTGATCAAAGTGAATGGAACGGAGATAAGTTAGACGGCACCGGGGCGTCGGGCGTTACGTTAAACACTAACAACGCACAGATTTTATGGATGGATTTTGAATGGCTGGGCGTAGGGTCGGTGCGTTGCGGGTTTATTATTAACGGCGAATATATTGTTTGCCATACGTTTAACAACGCAAATGACCTAAACAAAGTCTACATGACCACCGCTATCCTGCCAGTGCGGTATCAAATTACCCGAACAGCTGGCACAGGTGCAGCTACCCTTACTCAAATCTGTTCAACAGTTATTTCAGAAGGCGGGTATGGGCAGGTGTCATCGCCTAATACAGTGCGCCGAACTACAGCACTAGGATCAATCAGCACTACTTTTTTGCCATTAGTAGCTATTCAATTAAA